TAATACAATTCTTTGCTTCAGGTGAGAGTCGGGTGTACGCACGACGAATACCCTCAGGACCTTGCCGTCCTGAGATATGTACGTTGATTTTAAAGTCTTGGAATTTCTGGCCGTAGCCCATGAATCTTGCCATGTCAACATGATATTCAAATTCCTCTATTGAAGTGTTGACAATGTTCGGGTTATCAGAGGCCAGTACAGTAAACTGACCAGGGTGAAAGCTAAGACGGACGTTACGTTCACGAGCAATGCTACCAACATCTTGAAAGTGCCGCTCGAGGTATCGTTGAACATCTGGTAGCTGCCAAAAATAGCGCCAATCCACATGAGTGTAAACAGGAAGGATGTCACTGCTAAGACGGACCATGCGTAAATCTTCATCAAGTGTGCCTACTCTTTCTACTAATTTGCGTGTTGCCTCGATGTTAGATTTCATCAAGTCCCACAGTTTTTCCTCTGCTACTTGCTTACTTTGACGATTGAGCCAAGCAACAGTGGTAGTGCCAGTGTTGTATTTCTTAGCATCGTCCTTAGCGCCCACACCATTTACTTGGTCTGGGGTGTCGATCCATTTACAGGCAAAGCCGATGCGTTGTGTCATAATATGTATTTACAGTTAGTAGAAACGCTAGTATAACACGGAGCATAGGTTATTGTCAACCAATTTTGGATTTCTCGGCCTCCGCTACCCGCTTGCGCAGGGAAGAACTGGAGAACGAATGGTCACGACTGTTGAAGATACACTTGATACCTCGGTCGCTACATTCCTTGCGGCCTGTGAAATCCTGACTCTGATACTCTACGCCTAGAATACGAACATCTAGTGGTAGAATTAGAATCAAGTCACGTAAGTCTTGTTCTGTTTGATAGATAACAATTTCATCTACAAAGCGACAAGCACTTAATTGAATCTGTCGTTCGACCACACTTTGAATAGGTTTGTTCTTGGTATCTGGTCTGTCGATTGTAGCATCAGTTTGTAAGCCTGCGATTAAGTAATCACAATGATTCTTAGCTTCTGCTAACATTGCGATGTGACCGGCGTGAAGTAAATCGAACTGCGAAAAAGTAATACCGATTGTTTTGCCTTGATCTTTGAGGTCTTTAATTTTATTGAAAATCATATTGGATACTCTAAGTGAAAAATCTCCACCTTATTACCCTTGAGTAACTGTATAGTTTGTTCTTTCTCAGCATCATTGTAATTGTCGTAAATACCGGTGCCGAGTGAAGTCCCATTGAGAGAATTGCCTACGCCAGTCAGCGCATACATTGCTGTAGTGAGACTTGTTCTTTGCATTACGACATAGAGGTCGTGACTAGACTTTCTTTCAACGGGCTTCATGGGATACCTTAGATGTTACAGCCTAATTTACGAGCGTCATCTGCCCATTGATCTTTGAAGTTCTTACCAGCTGAATACTTTGAGAACTGCTGAAACGCATAGCTTCTCATATCATACAGGGAAGATTCGTCGAACTTGTACCCATAGTCCGCACAGAATTCTTGGTAGAGTTCTAGGTCATTAAAGATTTGACGGACACGTGGATTAGGGGCGAAAGTTGGTTTTGCCATTTTTATTTCCTTTAAATAGCGATTGATTGATAAGGGCGATGAGTATGATACTCTTTTGTAAATGCGACACCGGAGTTGTTGTTGATCACTTGAACTTCGATATCACGCTCTGAATAAAGTTTAGCAACTTCAATGTAAATGCCGTCACTGACTTCTTCAAAGTTCTTTGAGGCCTGTGCTACTGACTGTGTGTAAGTATTAACTGCTTTAAATACTGCTTCAAAGTCAATATCACTGCCTGGTTTGTTTTCGATAGTAATTAAAGTATCGATGCCATTGCCCATGTCTAAACGTAATGAATACGTTCCACGTGCGGCGGTTATGATTCTGCTACGTTGCTCTGCTAGAGCGATTTCTCTTTGTTCCATATTATGATCCTGTTGCTACTTCTGGTTTAGATTTAAATTTTTCTGCTAGGGTTACTAACAGGTCGAACTTTTCCTGTTCGTTCTTTAAGTCATTGTATGCTTCTTTTAGTTGTGGATGTTCTTCGAGAAGTTTCTCTAGCTTTCGTTCTTCTGCTCGTTTGAATTGTGCCCAGTCTAGTAGCGACTGTGCTTCATAACTTAGATTGACTGTAGCATAACTACCGGCTAGTACGATCCACGAGTTGCCATCGAATACTTTCATACACTGACTATCAAGGTCATACATCATCTGACCTTGATTGTGTGAGCTACTATTATAAGTGCGGGAGACATGAGTAGCGGCGGTACCACCAACCACTTCAAGATATCTACCGCTAGTATTGAGACCCTTCAACATACGCTTATCTTTGTTGTGCTGGTAGTAGGTATTCGTATTCAGCTACACCGCTATCGACGGTGATCTTCATAGCGCCAGCATCACTGATGTATACCTTTTTATCGCCCTGTAGATCCATGATAGACAAGAATTGTTTAACTGGCCAGGCCCATGCTTTTGTGAGTGTGCCAGTAACACCACTCTCGAATACAAAGTTGCCACTATGTGAAGATACATCACCAAAAAATACTTTTAAGTCGCCAGCATCTGTCTTAGTGACGAATGTGGCCTCTTCCGAGTTCGCACTAGCTTGCTTCTTCATACGCTGAATGTTTACAACCTTGGGTTCAAATTCAACGTTCCATGTAGCACCGGCAAATTTAACAGGCTTTACTTTATCTTCAACAATCTCTTTGCTCATTAGGCGATAGTCATTAACGAAGTCGCCCATTTGAGTTTGAAAGTGAATATAGCTAGGCACTTGGTCTGGGCCAACTTGTTGAGTTTTCATTTCAACAACAGAGTTCTCGTCGTATTCTTCGAAGCCGATGATGGTCTTTAGTTTGCCTAAGTTTGGCATACCGAATGTGCCGATAAAGTCAGCACTCGGTGATTTAAATGTACCACTTATGATAACTGTACGGTCATCTGCGATAGCATTGATTTTTGTCTCCGTATCAGTACCAGTGACTTTGATTAGGTCAATAAAGCCTAGTTGTACTGTGTGAGAAATAAGGTCTTGTAAGTTTGATTTCATAGTTTTCCTTTGATAGTGTTATGATACTTGATTGTATCGGGGTTGTCAATACTTTTGTTTGTGTGTTTATCCAAATGAGAACAAATCTGTGAACGTTGAGTTTACATCTGTGTTTTCTCGGAGTTCCCAGTCGAGTACGCCCAACATATTGTCAATCTTCTCGTCTAGTAGAACTCGTTCCATTTCAACTTCATCGAATGGAAGTTGTGTGAACCACTCTGGTAGACGCAGTTGATCAACAGGATACGCAACGGATGTCATTCCTAGAGGATTATCCTTGAGTTTACAAACAACAATCTTCATACCATCAACGATACGCTGACTGTATTGATCGCCATTCATCTTTCGCAGATAATTCCAATTAATAGAGGCACGAACGTGTCCCGGCATATTTGTTTTCAGTGGCTTACCTTCACGCTTGAGGCGCTCTAGTAGTTCTGTGTTCTCAATAACTTTCTTCACGCCCTTAGGTGCGCCTTTGGTCCATGCGTCCATATCACGTAAGGTACGTTTGAACGCTTTGATTTTACCGATGATGATTTCTTTATCAACGCCAGATAACACATCGTCTAAGATTTCTGCTAGATGAATCTGAACATACTTTGGCGTATCGCTACGCTTTACGTCCAATCCCATAGCTTTAATCTTGCCGCGCTTGCCATCTTTGTCTAGTCGTTTGCCTTCTTTGTCGTAGATGTTTACAGCATACTTCTTCTTCTTAATGAATAAGCCACGGTCAGCTACGATTTCTCGGCCTGCCTTAATAACTTCGCCGTTCTTACGAGGACAATGGAATGTTCGTTCCATAAACTCAGGGAATGATGCGTTAGCTTGCTCAGCTAGTTCATCATAGATTTGAATAGCAGTTTCTTTGTTCCAGTTTTCTAGGAGAGCAGGGTTCGCCTCCAACATGGGTGCGGCGCTAAAGTAACATGAGTCAGTATCACCGTAGATGATTGCGTCACCTGTGTGATCATACTCACCGCAGATTGCTTCATTGATGTGTGCTGACATATGCTTAACAATCTGACGACCTGTTAAGGTAGTTGATTGACCGATGCGCTTATCGTAGAATCGACAGTGTTGATTCAAGAGGGCACCGTAAGCACTATTCAACAAAATCTTACGAACTAGCTGGCGCTTGTCTAAGAATTCTTGTTCGTCTTTGTCAGTAGCCTCTTTGAGTTGACGCTGAATAGATTTACGTTCACTGTACCATCGTGTGAGTAATCCAGGGATAATACCTTCTTTCTCATACGTAAAGATAGTACCGTTAGCACTCAACATCCAAGGTTGATTACTATCGAATATCATCTTCCATATTTCTGCCGCACTTGCCTCATCACTGCCGCCTGTCTCCCAGTCAACAGTTAGCATTGTGCCACGTTCCTGATTCATTACCGCAGTGAATTCTAGTGAGCCGAACAAGCCTTCCCATAGAATAGCACCCGTAACGCCCTCGACGTCACCCTCTACATTCTTATTCTTTTTCTTTTCTTTTGCTAAGCGTTGACTTTTATCGTAGAGATATTTGTCAGTGAGCGTTGGTCTGAGTTGTCCGATAATGGTTTCCGGGGCCATGTTAAGAGCACGGATAACTGACGGGTAGAGCGAGTTAAGGTCAACTGCGCCGATCCATTCGTGGATACCTGTTTTGGGATTAGCAACGTAGGCACCTGCCGCTTGGGATTCTTCATCGATTTCACCTCTTACTTTATTAGGAACAATTAAATTACGAGCGTGTGCTTCATTGATTACGGCTTGCTCAATCATAGCAACAGAACCCATAACTGTTTGTAACAGTACAGTGTTCTCGTGTGCTAGTTGATTAGCCAGGTCTAAGAACTGGAGCTTAGCGTGAATTTTGTACACGAGTAATGTGTCTTGACGGTTGTACTCTAAGAACTTCTTCCAGTCTTTGTTGTATAGTTGGTCAAGAGTACCTTCGTACTGTGTCTTGTTCTCGCCGACCTCTAGTTCGCCGATAGCGTCTAGTTTATAAGAGTGACGACTTTCGTAGTTGTACTTCTTGTAAAGTTCAAGATAGTCAAAGTGAACACGGCCAACTAAGTCATATGTCTCCTGTATCTGGTCGAACTTTTCGTATGTACGTGGGATTGGTAGTTGATTCAACAGGCAGAATCTGCGAGTATCATCCTTACTCATTACTCGGGTGACACGATTGACCATGTATGGAATATCGTACCCTGATGAGTTCCAGCCAGTGAGAATGTCCGCATCTTCGATTAAGTCAAAGAACAGATTAAACATTTCCGTTTCGCTCTCACAAATAAATGTGTTCTCGAAATTAGAAACAATCTCCTGTGCTGTCTCCTTGGTCATATGACGCGGCGGAATACATAGCGTGACTAGTGACTCCGACCAGTCAAGATAGAGTGAAATCGCAGTCACTGCGTTGAACGGATCCGTGGTGGGCGAGAATCCCTTTTCAGGATCAAAGTCTACCTCAATGTCAAAGAAGCAAGTGTGTAGCTTTGGCGCACGTTTGCCTAGATAATTGTCAGCTAAGCATCTAACTACGGGAGAAATATCGCCTTCATAAATTCCCTTACTAGCGTGTAGACGCATTTCTTTTTGAAATTCAGTGCGCTTGCGTGTAGAGAATTTCGAAAGAGGGCGGCCGTCTACACCACGATACCGGCCCTTAGCATCACCGTAGTAGAAAGTGTAGTTAGCCGGATGCGTTACATACCTACGTACACCCTGCTCGTCACGTTCCACGACAACGATTTCATCCTTGTCTTTTGCGTGTAGGGCATCCACATAGCTCATTAGAGAGTCTTACCTGTTGTTTCGAGAATGGTTGTGAGCAAGTCGTGGTCACGCTGAGTCTGACCGAATTCTGCTTTGTGTGCGATTTTGATAGCCTTTTTGAGGATACTAGGCTTGATATTGAGTTCTTCTGCGACAGCTTTGATTGTGTCGTTTAA